CGAAACAAATTGAAAATTGAACAGTCTATAGAACAAACAGCGAAGGAAGCGAAGAGCGTAGCAAAATTTCAGAAAATGTTATATGATTTACAAGCTGAAGCAATAACACGGCCCGCCTTACACTTAGATGGTGCATGGTTACAGAAAAATGATAGTGTACACCAACAATTATCTAAATTAAAACAAAGCATTATCGATAAAAACGCCAAAAATCACACAGCGATCGTAGCAAAACAACAAAAAGAACTTACCCCTTACGAACGCGGCCAACTAGCTAACCTTCTGATTAAACCTTCTGCAAACCTTAAATTATTCAGCCAAATATACAAAACCAGACCCAATGCTATTGTTAAATATTTATCCGATCCTATGAGTCAGAAAACAAGTGGTCGTAATCCCAGAATAAATTTTTATAGAGCACTTAACTTATTGAATGAGAAAGATCAAAACAGAGTTAAAATACACACAGCCATAACATCCGTAGACTCTTATGTATATAATATAGGTATGCTTATTCGTGGAGTCATAAATCATTCCCGCTCTGATACACTCGAATACTCCGACAAACTACTTGAACATGGCAATATACATTACAATAACAAAACCAAAACCTTTTACCTCACACCAAAACATGATTCATTGACTCTCTTGCTTAATTCTTCTGACCCTGATCTTCAAAAATTCTTCTATGTATACGGTTCTGTACATCCTGTAGATTATAACTATTTCTTAGCTAACAATGAAGACAAAATAAACAATGCATTAATAAAAGATTTTATTCGCACCACTGGTGGCCAAACACACAAGCAGTATGAAAACATGGTTGCATGGTCCAAAAGACATAATTTAGCTGCTGATTACGAGAGGCTTTACGATCATGATCTTCCTGTCCTACTTATGGTAGGATACACTGAAGATGACTTCTCAATTACTTACATAACACCACCATACGCTCGAAACAAAACAGTATCAGTAGGGGCTCTTGATCATCGTTACCTGAATGATCTAAATATTCTAAACACTCGTAGTAAGAGTCAGGGCTACACAATAACTGAAATAGACGGTATTCGGTGTTGTGAAGATATGATCTGTGATAATGTGTCGTATTTTAACCCACCCAGTAAAGATCATTGTTGCTTTGGTTACGTTTACTTCCTAGCTCTAGCCTTGCAAGGCAGAAACTTCACTCCAAGAGATATTGACATTTTAGCTTTTGTGGAAAATCCCACTGGTTGTATGCGTGATGCAGGTGAATTATTAAAACCACAACTCAAGGATTTCAAAGATATTTCTTTTACCGAGGCCACTAGAATGTGCAAAGCTAAGGGTATCGGTGTTTACCTGGACCGTGTGAGCTCACACTTCTTACAGTCCCAGTTATCCAATTTTAGTAGACCTACTGTAGTATTTGTTGATGTAACAGCCGAGCTTTGTCATGCAGTTCTAGTCAAACCTGCTCATTATCAAGAAGTTCATGATCTTAATGAGACACGTTTTGTTGATCGTCACAATATTGATTTTAAACCTGAAGCTTTCCAGTATCTCCTGAATAATCCTTTATCTTATTCTCTTCTCATGAACCTTTTCTATACAGCTTCTCCTGGATCCAATCGGAGAGCCATTTTAGCAGGTTATGCCAACCGTGGTGCTCTCCCTCTAGTGTTCTTCAGTCTCAATAATACAGCTAAAACTTTACAACATCTGTTCACATACAGTGGCGTAGCTGCAAAATCATCATTAAGGATAATCGAAGAAGGAAATAAGTGGACTATTTCTCTCATAACACAACATCGCGACCATGTTCAAATAAACAAGACAGTTAATAATACAATGCAAGACATGGGTTTTTCTGATAATGACATGAAACACCAAGATGAAAAAATAAATAAAACCGATGAGAAAGAAGTAGAAGTACCCAAACAGGCCAATCCTGAAGCTACAGCAACAGTTAATCAATTACGTGAGATATCTAGGGCCATAATAAATGACAGAAAACAAGAACAGGAAACAAAAGAAGAAACGAAAGAAACAACAGCACAAAATCCTCGTCCAGTTCGCATATTGAGAGATGATGCAATGTCTGTGTCTAATGCAACAACAGAAGATGATGATGATGTCATGGAGTCATTGAAGTTACCACCAAACATGTATGGCTTACTTGGCTCTCGTCATGTTTCTGGTTTCCAGAAGCGAATCCAACGTTTTATGGTTTATACTTACATGCAGCGTCCCATACAACAAATAGGTGAGGTTTCCTTGGTACAACACACCAATTTTGTAACTGTCAGTTACCATGGATTTACAATGTTTACTGCCTTACGCACTAACAGACCATTAAGTACCATAATTCCATATTGCCACAATATACATTCCAGTTTCAACATCGGCCCACAAACATTTATTTTAACAACATCAGACCTTAAAACAACACATCACAAAAATACACCATATCTTTCTAATCCTTTGACACCGCTAATTAATTCTCATGAACCTCTCGATCCTGCCGTTCAATCCACAATTATCGACTTCTTACTTACAGGAGACAACTTGACTACTATACACGCCAATCCAACACACATCAACAAAGTATTCGGTTTTGTTCGTGCGATCCATTCGTCCTTTGAACTCACTTCAGAGAACATTAGATCGGCAACAGATTTTGTGTGGAATTTTGATACTCGTTTAACCAGAAATAGTACACTTACACTCAAAGAACGCGTCCTTGCTACTTTGTCATCCATTGTTGATTTTGTTAGTGATGTTTGCCTCGAGAAACTCAACCAAATTTTAAATCGAATTACCCCAAATTATGAGCCTCCTCTCTATGAATATCATCAGGAAATAAAACGCGAGGAAAACTCTGATAATTCAGACGATTACGATGATGATGATTCCACTGACATTTCTGAACCCTCTATTGGAGCTTTAAATTCTCCTAAAGCAAAAGCATCATTTCTTAGTATATTAATTTCCAACGGCACAAGTCTTCTTTTTATTCTCTTTTATATGATCGTATTCATGCTAGCTACTCAGATCATCTCTAATTTTCTCTATCGCCGCTGGCTCCGGTTTGTGAATTACATCACTGGGCATGCCCGTCAGCGATACCGTGCCTGGCTCCATTATTACTCCGCCGAGCAAAGAGCAATTAGAAGAGCAAATGAACAATTAAGACGTGGCCAAGAGCAGGAACGCGATAGATTAGCTAGACAACAGCACGCAGCCACAAATGCTGTTTACATACATCTAACTAGGGAGTTAATGAAACGACGTAAAGTCAAAGAGATGTGTGTTGATAGGAACATAAGACCAGCCGATTTGACAAGAGTAGATTTAAACAATATAGCTGAAGAAGTAGAACAACATTTAAATGAACGCATTCGGGGAAATGATATTCAAGCCATTGACCAAGCTCTCTTGATCCGTGAAATTCAAGGCCTCAGCACTTACCGTATAATGAGACATAAACTTCACCGGAAAATTACTGAAAAAGAATTAGATGAATTCAAAGAACAAGAGCCTTTTCATGTCGATAACATAACTCCATTCCAGCACAAAAACGACGAAGGTGTCGAAGAGACTAAAGAGCATGGACAAGAAGGAATCGAAGAGACTACAGCCGAAGAGCTAGTAGGGATATTTGACGAAAAACATGACGGGGAAGTAGAAGAGAAAAAGGCAGAAAAAGTTGAAGAGAAAACTCAGGCTGCATTTGATGAGAAAGATGATGATGATGAGAACAAAGGAAATCCTGAAGAGAAGAACCCGGAACTCTTCAAAAACTTAAGGAAGAAGTTTAGAGCAGATTTAGAAGAGAGGAAAAAGAAATACAAAGAACGACCGAAAGAAAAACCAGTTGATAATGATGATGATGATGACATCTCCACCATAGGTAATCCAATGATCAATACTTCAACTGGGCCTGTTGCTCCAAGAAAGAAATCCAAGGAAAGAATAGAGGAGGAGAAATTAGTAAAACAATTAGAGCGCATGGAAGATAAATACTCCGAACGTGAACGAATAAGAGCCTCCAGGAACAGTTATTTTAGCGCACTAACCAAACCATTTACTCGTGCATCTGAGTATAAAGAAGATCCGGATGTTAAAATTGGGTTTTTAACTTTACCCACAGAACTCCCTGTTATACAGGCTCCTAGTTATTCGAGTCTGAAAAAAGTGTTTCTTGTCCTTTTATTATGTTTGTTTTGTTTACCTTATTTTTATTTTTATAAATTAATAACCTTTTATTTTGTTTTATTAGCATTCACTTCTGGCCCTTCAATGTTCATAAGCCAGATCCTGTCCTTTTTAACCTTTTTGAGATATTGTATTTCTATGTATATATTTATTGTTCCTATATTAATTATTTTAAGTATAGTTTATTTAGTATTTTCTTTTATGTCTTCTGATGATACTCCTACTCCTCCTGCTGTAGCTCCTTTACCCTTTACTTTTAGAAGTGACGGTCCTGCACGAAGAAGGCGTAAGGTACACAACACTTTTCAACCTGGATCAATCGGTTCTATTCTTCCTAAAATGCCTGAAGAAGCCAATAGCCCATACACCGAAGACATAAATAATTCGCTTACTAACTTACAATTCCCATCTACAAACATGCCTTTTGAAAATTTAAATTATACACCGAAACCTCGTAAATTCTATAATGTCACTTTTGGAGTGACACCATGGAATCTAAATTTTGATATTAAAACCTTAAATTATCTAATAAAATACAAGAATCCTACCTTATATCAAAACATTAGGACTGAACTCCAAGATCACACCGTTATGCATCGCGTACCTGACACCCAACCCCTCTTGGTAATTAAAGTATTTCTCGAGCGTTTCATACCATCTCCAGCTATCCCCACTAAAGACATGTTAGCCCAGTACACTCCAGAGGTTTTATCTCCTTATGTAACCCAATTTCACGAACATTGTCTCGCTGCCCCCTTACTTCATTTTGAAGACTATTTACACAGTGTCAAAAGCAGTAAGAGGAATGTCTACCGTTATGGTTATAATACTTTTCAAATGAAACCCCTCTTATCTACTTCTATGGAAATTATCCTCAAAACTTGTGAAAAACAATTTATATTAAAGGATGGAATACTCGACAAAGACAAGATGAAACTTCGAATGATCAACAATCCAACCCCTCAAGTTAAAGCTGTCCTCGGACATGTCGGACAGACTTTACTTTACGGTTTAACCCGGATGCAATTTCACCCTACCATTAAAGTCCCAAACGCTGCTATTTGTGTATCACTGACTGAACTAGAAGAACGTTTTGACATTGTCGTACGCAACTTTGTAGATCCTGTTTTTATAAATTTAGACATCAAACATTTTGATGGATCACAACACGCTATATGGATACAAAAAATAGACAATGAGTTTCTTACACACCTGACTAAGTACTCCATTAGCTTAGGATACTCCTCTGTACAGGCTCAGGAAATCCATCGCATGGCTACAAGCCTCTCTTCTGATCTACAAATGTATGTGCCGTCCAATACACCAATGGGCGCTCTTTTACGCAAAGCCTCCCCGATGCTCAAACACAAATACAAAATATTATCAGCCAAAGTCATAGGAAGAGTGTTTTCTGGACACCCAACTCGCACTACTTTCGGCAACACAATAAGAATGTTACTTATGAACTATGTTCAAATCAACCGCTTGCGCTGGCAAACG